GAAGTCTGCCACTGAGAATAGCGGAAATAATCCTGACAAAATTTCTTATATGCCAAGAAGGGAAATATACTCAAATTAAGATTAAACCGGAAAACTTGAGTATAAGACTTATCAGAAACAGGAACAGAAGTTCCAAAATTAGAAGTAGACACACCGGCATTACCAACACGAAGATATTGCATAAGTTTATACGCAAGGTCAGAGCGGTCAAAACCAAAATAATTTTTCTTACCCTTCAACCGTTCACAAACACCTCCAAGCTGGTTATTCGTAATAGTCGGAAGATAATTACCAAGAGTTAACGCAGAAGTCTGTGAAACGGCATGCTGAACATTAGACTGCATTTGAGAGATAACCTCGGGAGCATTGCGCCAAAGAAGATGCAAGGGGACCCAAAACCAATCATAGTACTCACGAATACGAGTATAAGCCGAAGTATTAACAGGCTGGGTACGTGTGAAATGCTGACGCTTCAAAGTAAACTTATCACCGGGCATAGTAAAATACCATTTAATCGGAAGAAGTTCTCCCGATTTTGCAGAAAATGCAACCTTAGAAGAAAGGTCAAATGCCGAACGTCTGGGATGATTTCGGACATCTTTTAGACTAAACAAACTCATAAATTAAAAATTAGGTTGAATATGAATACGGGTAGAGTCAACGGACTGGGAATTAGTCTGCTGACTCTCCTGGTTAGAATTACTGTTTTTCCAAAAAACAGACATAGATGCAGTACAAGACTGAACACACAAGGCTGTAATAAGCCCAATAATAAAAGTGGAAATAAGTTTAACCACTTCAATCCACTGCTGCGGTGTAATTTTCATAAATACAAAGATAATTATTCTAGAAACACATTATTTTCATCATTTAAATTCTTATGTTTTACGCGAATGTAATGCACTTCATAGTAATTCTTATCTTTCCATTCCTGAAAATAACGATTATTAACTTTCTTTTGAGGTTTATTAATGTAAAATAAGGATAACAAATCATCAGAATATCCTTCTCGCTCAAACATTTCTTGCTGAATACTTAATTGATTGGACAGGGATTGAGAACGCCTCTTAGACATATATTCATCACAAAGAGAAATGAGATAATCATCGCTAAGACCACAAGAAAGAAAACGCTTGTAGATATAAAACGGTCTAGAGAGTTTATTCTTAAGAGAGTCCGTAAAGAAATGTATCTCTTTCTCACTCCGTGTATAAGCCAAAAAAACGCGCAAGCATTCAGGAAGAGTATCATAACGATAACCATACTTTTCATAAAGAGTTACTATATAGCAGTGAATAAATTCGGATAGATTCGTAGGAGTTTCCTTTTTAAAGGGCTCGTTTCTTCTAAAGAGTTGTAATATTCCACGGATTGAGCGCAAAATTGTTCGAGTTTCGACAGAAAAATTACTGCTGTATGGAACGAATCGCGGCAATAATCGAGAGATATACGAAATGGGGGGATTGAATTCGCAAGGTTTGCCGTTACGGACAAAGCATATTCGCTCAGATAGGCGTTCGACTGCTTCTTCAGGTGTTTTAACTGTTTGTCTAAAGCTTTCATATCCAAATAGTTTGCTAAACCGCGATTTATTTTTCGTAAACGGGACGTCTGTAAAAATACCGGGGAGAGACACAACGCTATTAAGATATCCCGATACGTAACTACCGGCGGAGTCCCTTGCAAGTTGCGTATCGACACGACCGAGTTTCCAACTCTGATATACAGCTTGTCGAATGTTTTTGGCGACTTCGTCCGAGTCAAAGAAAAATAAGATATGGAAATGCGGGCGGAATGTCCGAGGAGAGTACTCCGATACAACATATGAAGATATTTTTTCATAAGAACCAATTTTTGTAAATAAATACTTGCGAAAACGTTTCGCAAAAAGTTGATAATCTCTATAATTAACATATTTAAGAAGTCCTTTAAATTGCGGGAACGCATTATCATTTCCTTCACATTTACTTTTCTTCTTAAGCTTCTCAACCATTTCAGGAGAAATCCAAACAAGTTCTTCACGCTGAACATCCTTGAATTTTTGCAACTTAGACATACGCGGAATGGTACGAAGAATGTAAGGGCGGGCAGAAGACATAAATTGAGGTTTATAATTTTTCCGATATTCATCAGCAGCAGCACCTTCAGCAAAAATGTTTTTCAAATGTTCATCAATGTAAGGAAAATTTACCTTACAAGTAAACATGTTTAGAATCTGTCCGTTGTCCTCTTTTTTTACACGAGGGTCAAGTAACATACGCGTGCGAAGCTGAGAACGAACAGCGGGCCAAGCCTTGCCAACAGGATAATCAAATTCATAATCCTCAATAGGCACAAGTGCCATTTTCGGGACATATTGGGAATTGTACGTAAGCGTAACGAAATAACAATACTTACGATTCCATTTTTCATAATCGCATAAATTTCTCTTCGCGTCAGAACGCGAAATCAAACAATGCGGACAAACGCCGCATTCAACATAAACAGGTTCACCTGTGTACTTATTTTTTATTATGCGAGGATGCTCGCAACGATTAAAAAAATTACTAACCTTATCGCTCATATCTTCGTCTTTTTAATTGAGGGGAATACTTTTACTTTTAATCTTACGAAATCGCAAAGGTAGGTAAATTGTGCAGAAAGCACCAATCAACATTGTATCAAAAATTATTAATTTCGCGCGCGCATTACGCAAGCTTCATGCACACACGATATTAACAATTTTCAATACAATAACGCTTGGTGCAGTCTTCACAATTTGTCAATGATAAGCGATGTCGGAAGAAAAAAAAGAAAAACTATTCCTTTTTATCGCAGTCTACGCAAGAGGCAGCGTGATATTCCGAAACGGGCTGGAAGATTAGAACTTTATCACCGTCACAAAGGAGGTCATCGGCCAAGCAGGACAAGCTAATCTCATCAGCATCAATCAACATAGGGTCAGAAGGTTTTTCACCATTTTTCGGTTGTACAGTCATTAATAGTTTCATAATTGTAAATTTTAAATTGTTAATAATAAAAATATAATAAAGCAAGTCCACACTTAAGTGCACGAAATCCATGCGGAGAGCTATTTTTCCACGTCGTGTAAATGAGAAATAGAATCTATATGCTCAATATGATAAGTCTCTGTACTAGTATCAAAGTTAGAAAGCTTTATAAGAGCATTAGATATAAGATGCCGAATATCGTTAGTTTCCTCAGAAAGAGTCAACTGAATGCGCGTACCATAATTGGAACAAGCCATAATGTGAATGTAACGTAATTTCTTTTCCATAATTATATCTCCTTTTTTTTTTAACTACACCGCAAAGATAAGAGACTTACAAATAAACACCAAACTAAATCATATGTTATACAACATATTTTGAATTTTTATTGGTGTCACTTTTGCCAATCTCGGACGAGAGAGGGTGGAATCGGGCTAGATGTGAACCCCGATTTGCTACGCACAAAAGAGAACAACTATTATAAAATAAAATGCACCGACTCATCACGAGCCAGTGCATCAATAGGAGAGACAATAAATGTAACAGATCACCGTCCGGGACGACTTCGCCAAGTACGTCCATTCTGATAACGGGTATAAGTATCCAGACCAGAACCAGCACCGTTAAAAATCATATTGGCAGAATTAACAGCCTCACGCCAAGGCTGCAACTTCGTATCAAATTTAGACTGCTGATATTCTTCAGAGGCAGAACCAGCATGAGAACGCAATATCGACGAATCGTGAAAAGCATCAGCACCGGCGTTAAATGCCCGAGAATGATAATACGAACCAAAATAAAAATTAGTATTATTAGTAGCACGTATCAAATCATCCGCAGTCTCCTCAGCAATACGATTCGAAATCTTCTGTCCTCTAGCTTTAGCATAAGTCAAAATCTCCTCAGCAATAAGATTATTAACCTCTTGACGCTTCATTTGCCCCGACATTATAAGATACTCATAATTAGCAGCCTTGAGATTCAACTCAGCCTGTTGTTGCTGGTCAAGATATTTATTCAACACAGTTTTAGCCTTAGCATCAAGGAGAGAATTCGCAATATTAGCAACAAGCAAATTATTACTCCAACGCTGATTAGAGAGATTCTCCTCAAGTGAAGCCATTCCCAACTCGGCAGCCTTACGGCCTTGAGACAGATTATACGCACGTGCTTCGGGACTGGCATTTCTCCAATCCGTAGCACCAAGGTTTTGCCATACCTGAGAACGCAACAAATCAGACATATTGAGATTCTCAATATCAATTTGTTTTTTCTCAGACATCATTTTCAACGCGGAAGCCAAATTAACACCGACAGACTGAAAGTCAGGAGTATATGGGATTTGAGGAGAAGCACCAGCAGCAGTAGCAGCAGAAGTACCTGAAGTACCAGTAGCTGTACCAGCTTGAGCATCACTCATATAAGGATTATAACCCGCGTCCTCTAAACGCTTACGCGAAGAAGACGCAGAATTATATTCATTTTCCCTATTCCACATATCCAACTGAAAATCACGGGCTTTTTGAGCTTCACGAGCGTTAAAATCATTATTCATTTGATTTATCTTAAGATTGGTCTTATTAGTATCCGATACAGTTTTAGCACCAATAGCGCCTGATATAACAGAACCAACGCCGCCAAATAAACCGCTAGCGAAGTCTTTAAAACCCATAATTATTCAGATGTAGCAGGAGCAGAAGAAGCAGCAGCAGCAGAAGCGGCTTCAGCTTCAGCAGCTAAACGAGCTTTTTCTTCAGCTTCCTTGATTAACGAATCAAAATTTTCCATACAATACTCAGCCCATGCACGCACCTCAGACAAAGATTGAATATGTCTTGATTTAAGAGTAGACAACAAAGTATCGTCATCCAATTGGGCAGTATATACCGACTTATCAGGGGTATAACGCTGAATATATTCACGTAATTCACTAGCAGTTAACTTGTTTTCTAACCTCTGCTGATTAAAAATCAACGTGATATCAGAAGAGACAACTACCGAACCGTCTTTTAACTCCACAGTAGACAGTTGCATCAACTTATCTTGCACAGGAACTTTTGTATGCAACAAATCAAAAGAACCATTAAATTCATGCTGCAAACATTCTTTCTTTTTCATATCAATACGGCATTCCAGAATAATCTAAATTACGAACTACTTTCACATCAAATGCACAATTAATCAAAAATGGATCTGTATCCCATTTTGAATCGGCATTCACTTGAAAAATGCTATCAAGTATAGAAGGATTCACCTTGAAAAAATTATAAGTAAATTTAGGAGAACCCAACACAACAGTTTCCAGCATACTCTTCCAAAGAGCAGGAGTAATAGGGGCAACCCATTCTTTTTCGGTGGTAGTAAATGCGCCTAACACATAGTCATACGAAGTCTTCCAATTATAATACCTAGGAAGATAACCCATGGTAAAATCAGGAGTAGCAACACCAGTTTGAAGCTCCAAATTGCTATTAGAATACAAAGACAAAGGAATAGACTGCATACCAATAGAATCGAGTTCAGGAATAGGCAAATCCGTATTCTGAGTAACAAAAAATTGCGGATCAGGAGCAGAAGAAACATAATCCAATAAAGGGACATTATGATAAATACACATTAAAACACCCCAATCGCGAGCCTCAAATTTTTCACTACCTTGAGAAGAACCTACACCCTTACCGGCTATAACAGCCTCAGACTGAATATCACCAACTTGAAGATTAGTATTAACAACCTCAGATATATCAAGAGATGAAGAATCACCACCGACATAAGTAGACATGCCAGACATATTCTCACCAACATCAACACCAAAATGAGCCTTAATCTGTGCACGATAATTTTGAGGAACATTTAAAGAAATTTCCTTCCAACGTTGGAGAGCCTCACCACGACGAAGTGCAAGTACATCAAATGAAGAAGCCAAAGAAGTAGAATCCAAACGAGCCTTCAACACAGAATTAGCGGGTATTGTAGAAGTATTAGGATCGTCAACAGTAATTTCAGTATGAGAATTTGCAGTACCAAGAGCCGCATAAGTCTTCACAGGACGATAAGAAGCACCAGAGGAAGAACCTAATACAACCTCAGCAGAAGCAGCACCAGAAATAACACCTACATCAATAGATGCTACATCACCATATTGAGCATCCGGAAGAACACCCATGAGCATATCCTTATTCCAATTACAATACTCAAGATCAAATATAGTATTGTTATTCCAATAAGTATCACTGGCAGCAGGGATAGTAAAAAACAATTGTTGTTGAGTACCCGTATAGTAATCTATATTCCACAAATACGGACTGGAAGTCTGCCACTGAGAATAGCGGAAATAATCCTGACAAAATTTCTTATATGCCA